CCATTACTAGCATTGGACCCCACGACCATACCCGCAGCTGACTTACTGCCATTTGATTCTGTAGCAACTGTAAGCACGAACATAGCGTTAAGGTCACCCGTATGACTAGCAGTTGTAGTATTTAACGTACTGATTGAACTAGAGTTGCCATTGACTGTAGATGTTAAGCTGTTAACACTATTTGTCAAAGCTGTGTCTGCGTTAGCTCTTGTAGTAGCTTCAGAGTTAATAGAAGCAGTAAGAGTGTTATTATTGCTTGTAACTGTAGAAGTTAAACTAGTCAAAGAAGACGCAGTAGCACTTTGTGCGTTAGTGACAGTGACAATATCAGATTGAGCTGTAGCCATAGCAGCACTTAAAGTGCTACCCGTAAAACTACTAGCCCCTACAAGTGTAACTAGTGTAGCATCACGAGAGGCTACCCAAGCACTATTAGCCGAGTTTCTAGTATAAACTTGCCCATCATCGGTATCAAACCAAATATCATTAACTTGTATAGCTGAACTATCGTTTCTTGTACTAGGTTCGTTTGATGATCTAATAACAGTAGCCGCAGTAGCTATAGTAGACATCAGATTAAACCCAGGTAAATTAGACAAACTTTCTGATAGCTGTTGCATAACAGCACCTATATTTTCTACTGTATCTGCTCTTGTGCCATTAGTTTGGTTGAATGGCCCTCTTACATTACTAGTACTTACAAACCTAACCCAATAAAAATAAGTTTGGTCATACCCAACAGGGTCAGTAATAATAAAAGAAGCAGTCGTTGTTATAAGCACGGCCGTGCCTATCTCATCATCTCTTGAACGCCACACTTCTGTAAAAGCATGATTACTATACTGAGCAGGGTTCCAATCAACTATTATTTCGGTAAAAGCACCAGAAGCCTCTAACCCTGTAGGAGCCGGGGGTATAGTTAGATCACCGACAGTATCATCATTAGGTATAAAATCAATTAAACCATTTGGGTCAAAAGGTCTATTTCTAAGTTGCTTAGCCAGCCCACTATCTACAAGTTCTCTAAGGGTTATAGCTCTATCTAAAGGATCGCCACGTCTGCCTAACCTTACTTCTTGTGCTTCTTTCATAGATTCAAGAGTATCTTTTAACTCTCTATCTATTTTATTAGGGATATTTTTTAAGGCGGGGACTTTAGTTTTAGGCATTAGACAGTCCTCAATTCATCCATTGAATCTCCTACACATATTTCATTAACAATGGTAGCCCCTTCAACTTCTACCGCAAATGTTTTATGAACACTAGCTGGCAAACGTACAACAGGTTCCGTTATAGCTGTTGAACTAAAACTAGGCGTAGTGCCTGTTACAGTAAAAGCACTACCAGAAGAGGCTATAACAGCATTATATATAACACTTCCATCTCCGTATACTTTTACTCTAACTGGGTAAGCTTCTGCATCTACTTTTGCAAAGCCCATACTAGTAGGTTTGGGCATAACATACTCTTTTGATTTCCAATTAAATGTTAGATTAGTATTACTACCTTGAAATTTTTTTATCGTGTTGCTTATAATTAAATATAACTGACTGTCGTCCGGATCTGTGTGGCCACCACGTATAAGGCCACTTGCATCTAAGTCCACAAAACTTGTGCCGTCTGATACCCTCGGGTCAAATATAAACCCTCCGTATCTAGGAGAACCACTACCCCTATCAAAAAAACCAACGTATCTTTCTTCCCACATAAAACCAGTTATAGTTGCAGGATAATAGTTAGCTTGCCATTGAGTGGGCGTAATAATTCCTTCTGTTATATTTTTTACAGTTGTACCTTCAGCTGCAATCAAACCGTCCGGACTAGCGTATATGACGTAAGGCCCCATATCTACCATAGATCTTTTGTTCAAGTTTGCATGCGAACTTTCTATACGAATTGCAGTCATTGACTCAGGGCCTGAGCCAGTAATTAAATAAGGCACTCCTTTTGTGGTAGCTAAAATACCATTAGATACTACTTTTATATTTACTATTTCTTCTTCTATTGCAAGTCTATAATTAGCAGGCCAAGCGTGTGGTAAAAAAGGTTCGCTAAAACATATACGTTTACCTGTAAACCCCGCAAAGACACCCCCTGGCAATGCACACAAGCCTTTCATAGGTCCGTCTGGGTATAAAGATGTATCATCATCTGGTGGTGCAATCCAAGTAGTAGAAGGGATAACTTCGGCCAATTCACTATTTTTAGAGGAATCAGTAAACGAGGTAGTTGCTAAAGTTACCTCTCCTACAAATTGAAAGGCGGTAGTATTTGAGCCGGTGTTAGACCTGTAAATACGTTTCTTAGATAGATTAGTATTTGATTTTGCGCTGCTTGTTTCTAAATTACTTACTGTTACTGTTTGATTATCATCTGTTGTTACTACAGTAGAAGCGGCTGAAGGAGGCCCCTCTTCACCGTAGGCAGTCACAAAGGTGTAAACATAAGATGTTTCAAAATCTAGATTGGCGTCTGATGGCCCACCAAAAGAAGCTCCATTTGTTATAGATCCTGACGTACCATTCCCAGTAGCCGAACCACTTGTTTCTACTGTAAGAGTTGTACCAGAGGGAGTAGATACTATTTTAAAGTCGCCATTTATCTCATCAGCAGTAAGTCCATTTGTAGCACCAAAACCTGCAAGCGTAACAAACTGATCTGCGGCACTATTATGTGCACTAGCTGTTGTTACAGTTATTACACCTGAGCCACTTGTTGTAGTTACGGTTGCGTTTATTTGAGTTGCAGCAGTTACCGCTACAGTTGGAGCGGCTGTTGGAGCCGGTACACCTAATCTAAAAAAAGCACTAGGAAAAGGAGCACCACTTAAAATAATGTCACTTCTGCCCATTCTAGGGAAAGATTGACCTGACCAATAGATCGTGTCGTTAGTGTCCCCGGCTATTGGCCCACGTACGACGTCTACATCTTCGTCAAACTGTAGCCAACGTTCTGGGCTATCTGTGTATTTAAAAATAGTTTGTTTAGTTGTATTAGCTAAAGTAGATACGCCATTAGAAGGATCTGTTGTAGAGTTTTCTGTTATAGGTACTAAACGGCCTGTTTCCAGGTTTACATCTGTTGCAGCTTGAGCAAGCGTATCTGCTAATAACCTAGGAGCTATCCTAGGCGCTTTGCCTCCGAATGTATTAAGTTTAAAGTACGCCATAGTTTCATTTTCCAGTATCTAGAACAGAGGCTTGTAGTTCTTTACTCCTTCTTCCTACTTGTGAATACCACCTGCTGTTCTCCATTTCAGCAGCCATTTGTTCCCAATTATGTGACCTACAAGCACTTAACATATTTTTAAAATTAGAAAGTCTCGTGCCACCTAAATTAAAACACATGTTAACAAGCACGTGTTGGATATTTTCAGGTAAGTTATAAAAGGCTTCGTCTGTACCAAACACATGTATTGCTTCTGCTAGGTGTTTGTTAAAGTCATCTTCATAGTACAAATCTACTACTTCTTGTGATACTTTTGTACCAACTTCCCAGTCATATTCTGGATCTCCTGGTTGGCATAAATGCCCTATACCAAGAGTTTTAAAACCTAAACTATCTTCGTATATCTTTAAAACTTCACCCTCGTGTCGTTTTATTTCAGCTTTACACTTTTCAACATCCATACTAGTCTTTCTTCTCTGTTTCTATTTTAATCTTAGGTTTTATTTTATCCTCTTCTAAAATAGTTTTTATATCGCCATTTAACGCACTTATACTCGCTTGAGTTAACTTAACATCCATTGCTAGGTTGTTAAGGTTTTGTTGCGCTTTAAATACAACATTAAACATCTCTATCGCTCTAGGCGTTAGATCTGCTATGTCATACTCTTGACCATCAAAAGTAATAGTTTTTATTTCGTTATTATTTTCCATATAAATACTCCTTATTAAGTTATGGTTTGTTTAGTATATCCCTAAGAAAAAATCCTGTCTACGCCACTCATACCTATGATAAGTATATAAAGGCCCATAATATACCTAGTATACTTTGAGTCCATAGCGTCAAACTTAACGTCTCCTTTATCTAGACGTTTTTCTATGTTGTCGACTTGTGCTTCTACTTTTGCTAATGATTCTTTAGTTGTTGCCATTATAATACTGCTGCTTCGTTAGCTGCTTTCTTTGCATTTTTAATATCTGTTGTCCAAACTGCATTACAAATAGCTTGGACCTCTGCCGACTCTCCAGATATATCTGTATCTGTATGAGTCCAAGAACTACCATCATAAGATGATGATACACACTCCAAAGTATGTCTGTGAAAAGATCTTGATAGCTCTTCGTAGCCTTTAGCATCTGTGCCTTCTTTAATGACTGTAGCTGTTCTTACTTGTATAGTTTTGTAGTCTCCTACAACTTCTATTTTATCTTCTATTATTGTTTTTGTTATTGCCATTTTTTTCTCCTATAGTCCGTACCTAGAATCCACTAGGTATATTATTTATTATGATGTTATATATGAAAAATTTACAAAAATATCACTACCTGCTGCAAAAAAATCTGCACATGTAGCATCTTGTTGACCACTACCATATGTTATAAATAAAGCTCCTGAAGTTCCATTCTGAGCAAATGCAATAAATCCTACATAGTATTTATTTACTGTAGGTGCACCAGAGCCACTACAATATACATGAATAGTTGGTCTTGTTAATCCTGCTCTGTTTTCTGGACTGCTTAATGCAAAAGGTAAGTTTCCGATAGTTAAAGCTCCACTTGGACTTGAAGCTGAAGCCATTGCTAACATTCCTGTTATAGTTACAACTCTTCCTACTTTTGTATAACCTAATTTAGCATAACTTGTATATGGCGTAATAGATCCTGAATCAGGAGTTAAACTAGGTGTAAAAGTTCCTTCTTCATAATCATCTAGTGCGTTAGCTGCTGCTGAATCACTACCAAATTTTAATCCATCACTATCTATTCTTACAACAGGTGCTAAACCACTTACAGCTACAACTCCACTTCCCCCAGGAGCAGCATTACTACAGTCAAATTGAAATCTTCCATCGAGCATACTGAGTACACCACTTTTGTATGCTGGATATTTAGCTTTCCAACCAGCACTTCCACCAGTTTTATAATAGTAAGTATTACCAGTTATATAAGAATCATATCCATTTCTATGTAGTATTCCAAATGATCCTGCATTTAAATTATTTGTATATCCAGTGCCTTGGTCATATGCTGGAATATAACCATGACTTTGACCTATTCCTAAATTTATCTGTCCGTTATTTTCAAACTGCATTCTTTCTACATCATTTGTCAATATGTTGAACGTATCATTAGATGATGTACCAACATAACCAGCAGCAGTTGTAACATACAGTCTAGCTGTTTGATTACCTGATGCTTTTGATTGAAAAATACCGCCATGAGTTGAACCATGAACATCTAAAACTCTATAACCTGAAATATTTTGTGGAGTAGTAGTACCGATTCCAATATTGCCATCACCTGCAAAATGCATTTCATTTCTACTATCTGTGACATTATATATTGCCATGCCATTGCCTGTAGAATGTTGTAGTGCGTATGTGTCATATCCACTTCTACTTAACTCAACTCCATTTCCAGCACTTGCTATAGAAATATCACTTCCAAAAGAAGCACCTGCATTAAATATTGCAGCGCCACCTTCAGATATATCAAGTTGTAAAGCTGTAATAGTTGAACCGCCATCAGAACCCTTAAATTTATAGTCTTCGTCTGTTGTACTAAGCAAGAAATCAATACCACTTGATTCATGCTTTATTTCCATTACAGTAGTCCCACCTTCTGCAAATTTCCAATCATCGCCATCTGCATCAAGAATGATGTCTCCAGCTGCATCTATTGTAAGATTGCCTGTAGAACTTATTTGAGAAAAGGTTGGTGTAGACCCTACAGTTTCTATTAGGTCGGACAACAGAGCTTTCTTCAGAGCATTATCCGTAGCATCAAAGATAAGCATATGGTCAGACCCAACAGCCGTAACCTCAGTTTGTCCAGATATTACTGAGGGGTCTAAGTATTCGCCAGGTATTGTTGTTTTAGCCATATTATCCTTCTAATGTTTCTATTCTTGATTTTAAATCGTCTATTATTGTTTGTTGTTCTTGTATAGCTTTTATACATAAAGAAACCATGTGTGGATATCTTAATCCATCAGGTTGATTCTCATCATTATATTCAACAAATTCTGTTAAACCTGCATCATGTACTTCTTCAGCTATTAGCCCGTAAAAAACAGTATCGCCATCATTGTTACCTTTATAATTAACTGGTCTTAATGTTTTGAGCTCTGTTAAGCCTTTTGTAGCATCTGTAATACTATTTTTATATCTTTTTGATGATGTTGACCTTTCAAAATCTCCACTTGAACGAACAACCATATTTGCTGAATTTGATGTTGTTTGTGAATATGTTGGAGGCGATTGAATAACACCCGTCCCTAATAATTTCAAGACAGTTGCATTTGCCGTATAGCTATACCATAAAAGTTCCCCTGATGAATTAAAAGCATTTTGCCATTTATTACCGTTATCCACCCTTAAAATAAATCCACCGTCAGAACCTCCCTTTTGATTAATAATAAAGTATCTAGCACCAAGATTAGAATTAGTATTAAATTCAAAACTTCCTGAACTATCAATACGCATTCTTTCTGCACTAGCAGTTTTATCACTAAAAATTAAAGCGTTTGCATCTGTTGATGCAATTCTAAATCTTCTACCACCAGTACAGTCTAAATCTATTTCTGCATCGCTAGAATGTTCAAGTTCTAAAAGTGCTGATGGTGAGTTAGCACCAATTCCCAAACGACCTGAACTATCAATACGCATTCTTTCAGTATTGTTAGTTTCCAAAATTAAAGGTTTTCCTGATGTTTGTCCTGATACAAAAGCATTACCACTACCATT